GAGTCAACCCATAAAATACCATTGAACAAAGAAAGTTTTGTTTGACCGTAGGTTGCATCCAGGCAAGCCTCCGGGCTCGGTGGATCTCAGTGGATCTCAGTGGCTCGCGGTGGGTAATGGTTGCCTGGATGGTAGCATAGATGTCTATAGTTGGTGGTGGTAAACCTAACTGGCCCGGGGCATGAACTTTTGCCGGTGGTGGGTGGACCAGGATCTCTAAGCGATCGGCACCCGGTCATTTCCAATGGATAACCGGTGACGCTGGTCAACCATTATCCTGAAAAATCCTCCAAGGGCCACCATGCTCCAAGACAAAAAAATCCTCCATGGCCCAAAATGGGTCACAGGGATTTTTTTCCGACCTATGATATGCTAAGTTATATTAGATTTACTTTTCCATCGTATTTCTCTAGAATTACTGTGCGAATATCTTTGGCGATGCCACGGCATAGGTGTTCTATTACGTTGACAGTGTATCCTCGTTGGAGGAGGCCTTTGATGGCAGCATCAACGCAAAAATCAGAGGCGATGCCAAAGACTTCTACGGTGATTGCACCCGGGTAAAAGAAGGTATCACGGTCAACATAGGACATATCGATCTGGTTATACATCGGTTGTGGTTCACCTGCCCACATGTCAAAGGCATTCTTTCTGAGGAAATACTGTGGAATGGCTGGATGGATCAGGTTGCGGTTCAAGAGGATTTCGGCACCAGGGGTATTCTCTACACAATGTTGAGGGAACTGGTCACCATTCCCGGCATGTTCAACCCATTCAGACGAATGCCAATCTTGAGTGAATACAATGGAATGGGTCTCAATAGGTTTCAATGCGTGAAGGTATTCATTGGCATTCAGGATAATTTCACGGGTATCTGGTACTGGTAGTTTAGCACCAGAGAATTCCATGAAGTCTAATTGCATATCTACTACGAGGACTATTTTCATGAAGATATCTCCTGGATTAAAGCATTGGAATCTAACGAGGCTGTGAGAACTTGGATGGTTGTGGTCATTTCTGTTCTTTAATAACCTCTTCCAAGAAAGTAGTGATCTTAATCATTTTTCAGGTTTTGCGGCTTACCATTCATTTTCATCGTCGACCGTGATCTCGGCGCGCATGACCTCTCCTGGCATCGAGGCATTCTCCACAACGAGTGCGGACAACAGGTCGATAAGTTCATCAGGTCCATGAGCTATGGATTTTTGATCGGAGCCATCATCCACATTATGCATCACAACATAATGCCCTTGAACCTCTTCGATATCGATATACATTCGGTTAAAGTCTTTCATTTTCTTTCCTTTTCAATTTTATGATGATCATATTTCGCCTCGGTTAATCAAGTCTTCTATGGCATCACATGCCGCTTGGCACATGGAGGTATCATGGATAAATGTCTTCGACCCTTCAAGCTGCCCGCTTCTCCAAGCTTCAGCATGATACCAATTACCTTTCTTGGCATCTAGGGCAATGCCGCAGCAAAGCCCAACGTTTCCTTGACTCTTCAACATCCTTAACAATACTTGCATATCGTTTTTATTTCGGATGAAATTGAGAGTTTGCCGATTCATCGTTTTACACCTGCTAGGAGAATAGTCTTGCTATCTGATTTTGTTATGTTCTTATGGTAACACTATTTCCTGCCATAGTCAACCACCGAACCGAAAAAATGTTATAAATAGTCCAAGAAATGTTGTATTTAGAGGAAGAAGACTAGATGGGTATCAATACTGACCTCAATGTGGACCCTTATTTTGATGACTACGATGAAGATAAGAAATTCCATCGAGTTCTGTTTCGTCCTGGTAAAGCAGTCCAAGCAAGAGAACTAACACAACTCCAAACAATACTACAAAACCAAGTAGATCGCTTCGGGCAGCATGTATTCAAGGAAGGTACAGTCGTTCTTGGTTGTGAACTAGCATTAGACTTGGAGTATTACTACGTCCAGGTACGTGACCGTGACGGCGCCGGAAGTAATGCTTTGCTGACCATGTCCTCTTGGGCCAATACGACTGTCACTGGTGGTACCACCGGAATTACCGCTCGCGTTGTCAATCAAGTCGCCGGTTCAGAGGCGGCTGCACCCGAATATAATACCCTCTATGTCAAGTATACCGCTGCCGGCACCAACAACACATCCCAGGTTTTCACCACTGGAGAAACCCTAACATCCAACTCTAGTCTCTCAGCGAACGTTGTTACCTCAAATACAGCCGCAGGTATCGGCTCAGCCATCACCATCAACGATGGTGTGATGTTCGTCAAGGGACACTTTGTTCAAGTCTCCAAACAGACCCTATTGCTCGACCCATTCACAAATGTTCCATCATACAAAGTTGGTTACCAGATTGATGAGGCACTAACCGATTCTGATGCCGATTCATCATTGCTGGATAATGCGACTGGCGCTTTCAACTTTGCAGCCCCTGGCGCAAACCGTCTGAAACTAACTCCAACGTTGGTCAAAAAGAGCCTCACCACAAACGATCTAGACCAGTTCTATCAGCTATACGAAATTGAAAATGGTATGGTCAAGGTAGATGGGCAACGTACCGCCTATGCCGATCTCCGCAAGGAATTCGCAAGACGTACCTTTGATGAGTCAGGAAACTATTCTGTTAATCCGATGAACGTTCGTATTCGCGAGCATTTGGACGACACCACAAACCAAGGAATATTCCTTGCCGCTGAAAGTGGTGATATCAATAAATTAGGCGTCGGTATTGAGCCCGGAAAAGCGTTTGTTCATGGATTTGAATATGAGACACTTATGACAACATGGACGGCAATCGATAAAGGCACAGATACCATTGAGGTTGAAGCCCAGCCAGTTGCAGCCAACTATGGTAACTATGTTTTGCTAGATGAATTCTCAGGTGATTGGGACATTGACAATCTACCAACCGTATCGTTGCGAAGTGCCGCGTCCGACGCCATCTCAGGCAACACTTATGGTGCAACCGCAGCCGCTGGCACCGAAGTAGGTACAGCAAAAGCTCGTGCCGTTACCTATAGTTCTGGTACCCCTAATGCTGCGGCCGCACAATATAAGCTATACCTTTTCGATATCAAGCTGACTGCCAACAGTTTCTCCACAGTCCGTTCTATCCATCTAGATAATCCTACTGGCACAGATGCTGTTGGTGATTGTGTCCTTGAGAGTTCTGTGGCTGTCTTGAAAGAGACCGGTTTCAACCGATGTATCTGGAGACTACCTCAAGCATCTATTAAGCGCCTTCGCGACTCTTCAGACACCATTGATAACACATTCCAATTCCAGAAGCAGTTTGACGTTACCGTTGCTACCGACGGAACATTCACGATTGCTACCGGTGCAGCCGATGAAATCTATCCATTCTCTACAGGGGTTTTGAATGATACCCAGAAGGATGCCAATTTCATCGTGACCATGGACGAGACCGCAGAGACTTCTAATCTGACCGGTACAGCCTTTGTTGATTCATCATCCAACACTGTCAACGGATTGTCAACCACTTTTAATACCCAGTTCATTGTCGGAGATCGTATCATTGTCGGCGGCAACGGACCATATCTTATTAACGCTATTACCGATGCTAACACGTTGGTTATTACCACACAACCTGGTACTATCGTTGCAAATAACTTCACCAAACAAATCCGTGTCGGTGAAGTCCTAGACATGGGAGAGAGCGGTACTGATGGTTCTAGATCGATCACTATTGGCTCTACCACGTCGGCATCTTACGACATTCAAGAGACTTTTGACGCTACGAAATCAGCTACGGTTCTACTTAATCTACAACAGACTGATGGGCAAGAAACACAGAAAACGTTCAAAGCATCGCGTCTTGTGGAAATGTCTACTTCTGCCCATTATGCGAATACTGTTGGTCCTTGGGGTCTTGGTGTTTCTGATGTTTACTCTATTCAAACGGTAAGAAAGCATTCCTCAGCATTCACGGCTAACACTGATGGTACGGACGTTACTACTCATTTTGAATTAGATGACGGGCAACGAGATAACCATTATGAGCATGGGCGTTTGAAACAGAAGGCTTCTAGTTCGCTAACCATTTCATCTGGTGATCATATTCAAGTCAAGTTCAATCACTTCACCCATGACGTATCTGGTGGACATGGTTACTTGTCAGTGGATTCATACCCAATCGATGATGCGAACACCGCGAATACCTCAGCTATTACCACACAACAGATTCCTATCTACACCTCACCAACGACTGGTGAACAGTATAACTTACGCGACTCATTGGATATTCGCCCAATTAGAACCAACACGGCTAACGATGTAACCACGTTGACCAATATCTCAGTGAACCCAGCGAACAGTACCGCATTCACTGTGCCTGCTGGCGGCCAGCATTTTGTTGGACCTAACGAGACAATGACCTTTGATCTATCATACTATCTTGGTCGTAAAGACAAGGTAGTTATTGATATCGACGGACAGTTCAAGACCTTGAAGGGTATTTCTAGCCTGTTCCCAAGAACACCTGAAGATACAGAGACCGGAATGACGCTGGCGGTAGTAAATATTCCTCCGTTCCCAAGTCTATCTCCATACGTTGCTGGTGCTATCAACCGTCAAGACTTGTCGGCTACTGTAAAACAGCAAGATAATCAACGTTTTACTATGCGAGATATTTCTGTATTAGAACAGAGAGTTAATAGTCTTGAGTATTACACTTCATTGAGTCTATTGGAGAAAGATACTGCCGAGACAATGATCTTGGATGCAACTGGTAACAACCGTTTCAAAAATGGTATTATGGTTGATCCGTTCACAGGTCATGGCGTCGGTGATATAACTGAGCGTGATTATAAGATCGCCGTTGATGAAGAGAAGCAGGAAATTCGCCCAACCTTTGATTTGATGAACGTTGACCTTACGATTGATGCCAGTAATAGCACGAATATTTACCGAAATGCCAATGATGCTATTCTAACAGTTAGTGGCGGTACCGGCACAATGACTCGGGGTGAAAATGTATATCAGGGTGCATCATTAGCAGGTGCATCAGCCCGTGGGTTCTTGACTCATGACGTTACAACCAAGCTATATGTTGAAAACTCTATCGGAACCTGGGCTACGTCTACTACGGTGACCGGTGATGATTCGGGCGGAACATATACGGTAGATACGATTGCATTGCCAACCGCTGGTGATCTAGGAACATTGCCTTATGAACATAGCATTGTGGCTCATCAGCCATTTGCCACGAAGGGTCGCAACCCATCCAGCGAACTATCATTCCTATGGCAGGGATCAATTCAACTTGATCCTGATACAGATACATGGACAGATAGTATTAGACGCCCTGATGTTCAAGTCAACTTTGATGGAAATGCTGATGCCTGGGAACGTCTAGGTAACGCTTGGGGAACTCAGTGGGGTGATTGGAAGACGAACTGGACTGGTAAATCAACGAGTTCTGAAACAGCGGACGTTGGTATTTCTCGTATCAAATTTGGTGATTCTGGTGTCGGTGATATTTTCAATAGAACAGAAACCACGAAGACTACCACAACTACACAGAGGCAGAGTCGTACCGGTATTCAGTTAAACGTGAAACCTGGTACACAATCTCGAAACATTGGTGCTAAGGTTGTTGATGTTACTGTTATTCCTTTCATGCGGGCGAAGCAAATTCAAGTTACTGCGAAAGGATTAAAACCTAATACCCGTGTGTATGCATTCTTTGATGGCGAAAACGTTTCTGGTTTTTGTGCGGAAGTATCTAGTTTTACCATAGCGAATCTCAGAAAGCCAGCATATGGTACTGCAATGACCACAGATTCTACTGGTAAACTTACTGCGGTATTTCTTATTCCTAACACATCTAGATTTAGATTTCGAGTAGGAACCAAAACTTTCAAATTAACTAATAGTTCAACTAACAGTGATACTGATGTTTCTACTTCCGCAGAAACAAATTATTCTGCTACTGGACTTCAACAATCTACGGAAGATACGATTATATCCACAAGAACTGCGGAAGTTGCTGTGAATAGTATTACTGGAAATAGAAAAACTCAGGACGTATCTACTTTAACTACTTCTGGTGAACGATTTGTAGGGCATACACCTAATCCTACTGTTACTTATGTAACCGAGGTTACTGAAGTAGTCCATATTCCTACGCCCGTGCCTGAATCGATTGATACTAGTATGGGTGGCTTCGTCGAAGGCAGCCAATTTAATAGACCGCTGCCTCCAGGCCACGGCGGCTTCAATATTCCTGAAGGTTGTTTCGCAGGTAATACATTGATTATGATGGCAGACAAGACTCGTAAGTTCATCCAGGATATTCGTATTGGTGATCTGGTAGCTGCGTTCGATTTCAATAATCCTTCAACCTTATTTGCTAGTAAGGTTTTGGAAACAATGAAACATGTCGAGGATAGTAACCTAAATAATAGATGCATTATTCTTGAAACTAGCAGTGATATCAAAATTAGTACCACAACAAATCATCCATTTGCATGGTGGCATCCAGAACATGGTTATGTTTGGAAAAGAATTGATCGGGCCTGTGATTCTTTGATGATTGATGAATGGTATTTGGTTACCGAAAATAATGAATTTCATAAAGTGGTAGCTGTAACTACCGTACCTGATTACGTTCATTATAATTTTGAAGTTGAAACATACCACTCATATATTGCTGAAGGGTATGCAGTTCACAACCAGAAAGATCCTGATGGCTACGGAGGACCTTCCGACCCTGATGTTGACGGCGAAGATGGCGATGGCTTCGGCGCTTGGTAGAGCGCCATCGGCTGATGCAAGTGCCGGTGAAGGCAGTGAAGCTGATGCTGGCGAACAGTTATAAAATAGGAAACAAGAATGTCTAATGAACCTTTAGCACAATCCTTTTATGTAAGACAGCCCGGTGGTATGTTTGCATCTAGGGTTGATTTATATTTCAAAGCCAAAGACTCTACTCTACCAATTACGGTAGAGATACGAGAAATGATTAATGGCTTTCCTGGACCTAGAGTTCTACCTTTCAGTAGAATCACTCTAGAAACTGGGGAAGTAAATACCGATGTTTCTTTAGGAACAAAGCCTACTCCATTTACATTCCCTTCTCCAGTATATCTGCGAAGCGAACAAGAATATGCATTGGTTGTACGCCCAGCAGGTAATTCAACCGACTATTCATTATGGGTAGCCCAGCTTGGTCAGAACGAAATTAATGATTCGACAATTCGGGTGACCAAGCAGGCCCATACCGGCATCTTGTTCACCTCTTCAAATGATCGTACTTGGACAGCCCGTGAAGATGAGGACCTAAAATTCACTCTCTATCGCGCAGCCTTTGATACCACAAAGACTGGTACCCTCATTATGACGAATGAGAATGGTGAGTTCTTTACTATCGCCGTTGCGAACAATCGCTGGATAGGTGAAGCCGTTCATGGCGAGCCTCGTTTGACAATGAGTGCCTCGGCATCTGGTAATACTGGTGAGTATCTATCAGGCGGTTCTTCAGGTGCTAACGGTGTGGTTACTAATATTGCCAGTCAGGTATATCGAATTCGTCACGTTAATAACTCAATCAAATATACTACATCCGAGCTATGTACTTTCTACTTTGCAAACGGTACAGTTACAGGCGTCACAGCCAATCTATCATCCCAGACGACCCCTGCAGGTATGTTGACCTATTATAATGCCTATGATTCTTCTGATATTCGTTTGCATCTAGGAACAACCCAGACTGTTGACACAACAGGAACCTGGGTTGCCGGTGAATATATTACAGGGCAAACGTCAAATAACGATTTCCTGACTTCCGCTTTTGACACGGTTAACCTTCATTCTATGCATCCTTTGGTTCAAACATTGACCTTTCAGAATGCCCCTGCCACATGGGGTGTCAAAGGAACAACCACAGGCGTTGCTCTAGATTCATCGTTTGCTACCATCGACATCAACGAAGATCACCAATTCGCTGGTGAGAAACGTATCCATGGTAATACCACTGAGGCAGCATCTTTGAGCGGTAACAAATCGTTCCAGCTTCAAGGAACTTTGACAACTACCACGAACGTCCTTTCACCAACTATTGACTTGATCCGTTCCTCTGTGATCGGTGTTGAAAACAAAATCAACAATGATCTGACTGGTGAAACAGGTAATGGTGGTAATGCCTTAGCTAAGTATATCTCACGAAGAGTCAAGCTAGATGACGGGCAAGATGCCGAGGACCTGAAAGTATATCTTACCGCATACAAACCAAATACCGCTGGTATCTCCGTGTACTATCGTATTCTCCATGCTGAAGATTCTGAGAATTTCGAGGATAAGTCATGGGTTTTGATGACTCAATCTACTTCTGGCACCATTGTATCGGATACCGAAGATAAGACAGATTACATGGAATATCTCCATGTTGTTCCGACTGCCAATCTGACAGGTGATAATAGTGAGGTACAATATACAAGTACCGCAGGTGTTACATTCACAGGGTTCTTGACGTTTGCCATTAAGATTGTGTTAACGTCTTCAGATACTCCTAACCCACCAAGAGTGAAAGACTTACGGGCTCTAGCAATTCAGGTATAACATGAGAAATTATGAGAAGGTTGAGGGTAGTTCTTCACTGGTCAAAGATGCTGACTCAAAAGCGGTATTGACTACCGATCTATTGGCCCTCGAAAATTACAAAGCGGGCAGAGCCCATCGCCGTGAAATGATGAAATCTCTTGAAGATATAAATAACATGAAAGACGAAATGGCTGAAATCAAAGCCCTACTTAAGGAACTACTAAATGACCGGTCCAGAGCATGAAAAATTCAATGATCGAATAGGAAACCTGGAAACCGATCAGGCTCGTCTTGAAGAGAAAATGAAGACCGCCTTTAATTTACTTGAGACATACCATGATGATATGGAAAAGCACCATGCAGAGACTAACACAAAGCTGGATACTATTGTTGCAAATCAACAGAGTATCTTAGCCCTAAAGAATCGCTGGCTGGGGATGTTCTTTGGCGTAGCCGTCATGGCTGGAATGATCTTAGGATTTACGAACCTGGCATCCAATATACTCAAATGGTTTAATTAATGCGAGACTTTTGGAAACATCTATTGGCAATGTTGGGTATTATCGCTACTGTTGGCGCCGCATATGCTGGAGCTCGTACCATTGGGCTTGAACTACCTAGACCAGCATGGAATCATGAGGTTGGAGCGTTAGAAAAACAGATCGTGGGCCTTGATGCCCGTACCCAACAAATGATTACCGAAAGTATTCAGCGCCAAGTATGGTCGCTGGAAGATCGTATTGTTAAAAAAGGGGAGACTCAATCAGATAGAGAACGACTAAGAAGACTTCAAAAACAGCTTAGAGAAGCTGAATCACAACTAAAAGCCATAAGAGGTTACTAATGGAACTATTCACATATTTGGCAATTGCTTTAGCATTACTACAAGTGGCAGATGTATACACAACCAATAAAGCATTATCTGTGCCTGGAACAATCGTAGGTAACATATTCATACAAAAGGTCATGGAAGTATTTGGTAAATATTGGTCTCTTCCTAAACTCGCAATTGCGTGGGGAGCAATCTGGGGAGCTACGACAATCCCAGAACTTGGTGATTTTCGTGATGGATTAATGATCGTTATGATTCTAATTTACATCGCGGTTGTTAGAAGCAATTGGAAGCTCTACCAGCGCAACAAATAGCCCGACAAGATATTGCAGCTAGCCCTCTGGTTCTTATAAATACAAGAAATAGAACCAGAGGGATTTTTTTATGGCACACCCAGCAACAAGAGAACAAATGAAGCAATGGTGCTTGCGATCCCTTGGAAAGCCAGTATTAGATATCAATGTTGACGATACCCAACTTGAGGATCGTATTGATGAAGCCATTGAATACTACCGCGACTACCATTTTGATGGTACCGAGCGCACATTTGTTCTCCATACCGTATCAGCCGACGACATTACCAACCGTTATTTGACGATTTCATCCGAGATCAATGGGATTATTAATCTCTTTGATGTTGGCGATTCGTTCAATACCAACAGTATGTTTAACCTGAGATATCAAATCACCCTAAATGACCTGTTCGATTTCTCTACGGTGAGCGTGGTTAATTACGTCAATACCATGCGGCACCTTGAATTATTGGAAGAGATTTTCGTCGGTAAGCAGCCAATTCGCTACAATCGTCACATGGATCGAATGTATGTTGATATGGACTGGGGCAAAGTTACCGCTGGGAACGTCATGATTTATGAGGCATACCGCGTTATCAACCCCGACACATATACCCAAATGTGGAATGATCGTTGGCTGAAAGATTACACCACTCAGCTATTCAAACGCCAGTGGGGGACGAACATGAAGAAATTCCAAGGCGTGACTATCCTAGGTGGCATATCACTCGACGGGCAAACGATCTACCAAGAAGCCAATGACGCGATTATTAAGATGGAAGAAGAAATGATTTCTAGCTATAGTATGCCAGTCTTTGATATGATCGGATAATCATGGCAACGAACAAATATTTCAACCATAGAACATTCACGGCTGAACAAAATTTGATTGATGACCTTGTTGTCGAATCGATCAAGATGTTTGGCTATGATGTAAAGTATTTGCCACGGAGTTTCGTGGCGAAAGACAATCTGCTTGGCGAAGATCCTATTTCTCAATTCATCTATTCTATCCCAGTGGAAGTCTATGTTGAAAACGCTGAAGGATGGGAAGGAGAACAGGATTTCATATCCAAGCTGGGGTTGGAAATTCATGACCAGATCACATTTCGTATGGCGAAAAGACGCTGGGAACAAGTAAGAACCGAGAAGCTTCTATCCGAGTGGGGTTACAATATTGAGATTGAAGGTAGTGATGATACCATTCAATTAGAAGACCTTACTACCACAGGCGAAGGGTATACAATTACCGCTACTCGCCCGATGGAAGGCGATTTGATCTATTACACTCCTGCGAATGCAATCTTTGAAATCATGTTCGTGGAGCATGAGGATGTTTTCTATCAGGCAGGTGCGCTATCATCTTACAAGATTATTTGTGAGATATTCCGCTATAGTTCTGATCGTCTTGATACTGGTGAAGCCGACGTTGATGCAATTGAGACCTCGTATTCAACCGACATGTTGTTCTTCCAGCTTCAATTAGAAACTGGTGATAATGCATTGTTAGAAGATGGTGGATCAATTATCACTGAAGCATATAGTCTGGAAAGCTTCGATCTACAAGCCAATAATATCGTGTTCACCTCACAAACGGGCGGTTCTTTGGGTACTATTATTGATTTCTCAGAAGAAAACCCTTTTGGAGACCAAGAGTATTGATCATTTTGCAATTATCACCGTGCCAACGTCCTAAATTGCCCAGACCTACTATTTATAAATAGTGAAAATACAACCACTTTTGGAGTAAAGAAAATCGGCTTCGCAGGCAACGACCACTACTACCACAGTGCAATACGAAATTATATAGCAGCCTTTGGATCTCTATTTGATGATCTCACAATTGAGAGAACCAATAATGCTGGCACTCGTATCCAGACATTACAGGTTCCAATTGCATATGGACCAAAACAGAAGTTCTTGATTCGTCTAGGTGGTGACCCTGATGCTGGAAAGCAAGTAGGCCTTCAGTTACCTCGGATGAGTTTTGAAATCACATCCATCAATTATGCACCAGAACGTAAACTCCCTAAGGTCGTCAAAAACGTCAAGGTATCATCTAGTGACGGCGACGTTTTGCAATCTCAATTTGCCCCTGTTCCATGGGATATCAACATATCTCTATCGATCATGGTTAAGAATGCCGATGATGGTATGCAAATCATTGAACAGATTGTGCCTTTCTTTACGCCTGATTACACAATATCCGTCAATACTATTCCCTCATTAGGGCTCAAAGCTGATATTCCAGTCACCCTACAAGGTGCGATTCTAGAGGATGCATACGAGGGTGACTTTGAAACTCGCAGGGCAATGATCTGGGGTCTAGAGTTCATTATGAAGACATACATCTACGGACCAATTACGTCCATAGGCGTCATTAAGAAATCCCAGGTTGATCTATTGATCCCTGCTAATAATAGCCTGTTGTTGACAGCTAACGACATATCTAATAGCGCGAGAAGTGAACGACTTACCGTTATAGCTGCCCGTTATGCTAACGGTTCACCAAGTACAAACTCATTGAATACCGTTGTATCCAGTGAGATCAATGCGAATAGCGTTTATGGATTTGCTACAGATTTGTTTTTTTATACCGACGGTAAGAAATTTGATCCTGAGACTGGAACGGATATATTAACATGAAAAAGCTAGAAGAGAAGATGAATATGGTTCCTAATCCTTTACGTCCTTTCGCGGATGGGGAAGAGCAAGTAACTGGTGAATTGATCGAAGCAATCGCCAAGGACAATGAAGGTGATCTTACCAAGGATGCTATGGATGACTATGAATCCGTAAGATCAAATCTCGACAAGATTACCGAAACTGGTAACGATGCTTTGGAATTAGCCATGGATATTGTCAAGGACTCAGAGAAACCTAGTGCCATCGATGCCGTGGCGAATCTCATTCGATCACTCCGGGACGCCAATATGAGCAAGCTGGAGCTTCAGGAGAAGATCAAGGAGCTCCGCAAGACAAACGACCGACAGGGTGCTGGCAGAGATACAGTGAACAACAATCTTATCCTTACAACGGACGCTCTCCAGAAAATGTTGGCAGGTACGAAACCACTAAACGTCTAGTTACGTCTATTATAATGCTAGTTGTTGGTAAGTGTAGTAATAAAGTCCCTAAGAAAAAGCTAATAAAACAATATGATAGGAACAGTGCGGATTCGAAGATAACGACTAGATTTCGTTTTATAGAGCTTATAAATAATATAGAATTTTAGGCTCCTCCGAAACTATTCTCCGCACATTGAATGCCCATGGACCTCCAAGAATACTCACAGGAAGACAGCTACCTTGGCAATATGAACGTCAAGCGAATTGGCGTACCTACGGCTTGGACACCAGACATGGTGACCGAGTACCAGAAATGTATGGAAAGCCCCGTCTATTTCATTGAGAAATACATGAAGATTATCAACCTGGATGATGGGTTGATAAACTTCGCGATGTACCCATACCAGAAGGAAATGATTGACCATATTCATGACAACCGGTTCTCCATTATTCTAGCGTCCCGGCAGTCTGGTAAGTCAATCACAACCATCGGCTACATGCTGTGGTTCGCCCTGTTTCACTCAGAAAAGACGATTGCCATTCTGGCTAACAAAGGTGATACCGCTAGAGAATTGCTAGCCAGATTACAGACGGCTCTTGAAAATGTACCGTTCTTCCTTCAGCCTGGAACTAAGGAACTGAATAAGGGGTCCATCAAATTCGGTAACAACTCCAAGATTATCGCTAGAGCAACATCCAACAGTTCTATCCGTGGACAATCTATCTCACTTCTATACCTTGATGAATTCGCTTTCATTGATAATGCCGAAATTTTCTATACGTCAACCTATCCTGTTATTACCTCTGGTAAGTCAACGAAGGTCATTATTACGTCTACCGCCAACGGCATCGGTAACCCATTCTATTACCTCTATCAGGGAGCAGTAACGAGAACCAATACCTATGCTCCATACAGAGTAGATTGGTGGAGTGTTCCTGGTCGCGATGAGGCATGGAAGAAAGAGACCATCGCTAACACTAGTGAGCTCCAATTCCAACAGGAGTTTGCAAATGACTTCCTAGGCACAGGAAATACCTTAATCAATGCGGGATGTATCATGGGTATGAAAGCCCTTGATCCGATCTGGATCAATGAAACTGTGCGATTATATGAGCAACCGATTGCGGGCAGAAGATATATCATTGCCGTTGATGTCGCCAAAGGGCGTGGTCAAGACCATAGTGCCTTTTCGATCATTGACATAACAGAGAGTCCTTTCCGCCAGGTCGGTACTCTATATGATAATATGGTATCCCCGATGCTATTGCCGAATCTTCTATGGAAATATGCCAAGATGTTCAATCAGGCTTATGTGGTGATTGAGAACAATGATCAAGGAGCTATGGTCTGTAACATCCTGTATTATGATATTGAATATGAAAATGTCTATGTCAACTCAAACACCAAAGGCGGTATGAACATTAGTGCCGGTCCAAAATCATTCGGGCTTGGTATCTACATGGACAGAAAGACCAAGAGAATCGGATGTTCAAACTTGAAAGATTTGATTGAAGAGGGGAAGTTGATCATTCAGGACAAGAATACAATTATGGAATTTACAACCTTCGTAGCTTCAGGGCAATCCTATGAGGCTGACGAAGGTCACCATGACGATCTAGTTATGGCTCTTGTGGTATTTGCCTGGTTTGCCACGACCTTGTTCTTTAGAGAAATGACTGATTCACAGATCAAGGATATCCTGTATTTGGAAAGAATGAAGCAAATCGAAGATCAGGTTACACCATTTGGCATCATTGATGAAGGGCACGAGGAAGAAACCATCGTTGATAAACAGGGGCAATTGTGGAATGTCGCGAAAGAAGAATCTGGCTGGCGCCGGGATACTAATGATGAAATTTTCAATGGCTGGCAACAGCAACAGCCTAGAGAGTTCTAACGAAAACGCCAGATTTTATAAATAGATTGAGAAGAATAAAGACTATAAACTGAGGAGAAGAAACAATGGGTTTTCAAATAAGTCCTGGTGTTAATGTCAGCGAAATTGACCTAACAACGGTTGTTCCTGCTGTAAGCACGACCGAAGCGGCTATTGCCGCTGAGTTCCGGTGGGGACCAATGGATGAGCGTACCCTGGTCACTTCCGAGGACAATCTAGTAACAAAGTTCTGGAAACCAGATAATAACGTCGCCGATGCCTGGTTCACCGCTTCTAACTTCCTTGCCTATGGCAACAAACTGTGGGTCGTCCGTGTGGCTCCTGCTAATAGCTTGAACGCTACTTCGGAAGCAACGACCGGTTCTAATACCACAGGTACCGGGCTTCAAGTCAAGAATGACTTGCATTGGGAAGAGAGTTATGACACCGGTTCTGGTAACGTTGGTCCTTGGATCGCGAAGT